GGCCGCTCCCGCTGAATACCAACCACGCCAAACCCAATGCGCCGGTCACGATAACGGTAATCGCGGTTGCAATGCTCTTGTTCTTGATTGCCTCGGTACTCTCACGCCAGTTTCGCATCTGGGACAGGTCTTTTTGCACCTCGATCAAGGCTTTCGGGTCGCTGGCATCAATGCCAAGCGCCAAAAAGAATTGGACAAGCGTTTCATGAGCGGCTTGGCGGGCAATTTCGTGAAAGTCCTGATTATCCATTACTGCTTGCCCTTCACAACCTTGGCAATATCAACGCCAGATTTACCAAGAATGTAGCCGCCGATTGAAATCATCACAACATTCCACATATCGGAAGGAATAGCCTTAAGGGCCTCTATTGTCGCCGCGAGCAAACCAAAAGCCGGGCTAATCACAAGCCACGTCATCATGCCGAGACACCAGAAAACAACGGCAGGCCGGGCGTTGCGTGTCATCCAGCTATCAGACGCCGCATCGGCGGCCATGACGGTTTTCATGGCATCATAAATAGCTGCTTCATTCTCGATCAGCTTGCGCGTGATTTCCTCTTGTGCCTTAGCCCGGTCATCCGCGTTTGGAATGACTTTGTTCAAGACGCTGCCAATAATCTCAATGATAGGGCCAAGGGGAAACATGGTTTATCGCCTTCCAATGATGGACATGATGAAACGATAGAAGCTTGCGGGATTCTGTGACGCTGGTTCTGGTTGTGTTCGGATTTAGACGGGACTTTTTCAGCGACCGGGGCCGGTTTATTCGTCCCGTTTTGCGGATCCGTGCTGATTTGGGCGGTTTTGAAGGCCGCTACAACATCTCCCGCGAATAACTGGGCTTCCGCTTTGCGCCGCCTTGTCAGGCCAGCCAATTCACGCCCGCCACCCTTGTTCCACTTCGCAAGCTCGTTCGGGATTGCCTTCTTGTCGCCGGCATTTAGGCGCTTCCAAAGCGTGGCGGTTTTAGGGCCGCCCGTATTGAATGCCCACGAAACAAGCGCATCAAATTCGTGCTGCTCAAGATCGACTTTGGCCAGCTTTGAAACGTGTTCCTCGAATGTCGCCATGTCGCCCGCAAGCGCCACATCGCATTGCAGTTGCGTCCACACCGTTGACGCGGTAAATTTAGGCTCATGATGATTTGTATGGCCCCACCCAATTGTCAGGACTCCGACAGGATCAACATAAGCCTTGAACTTTCCGCCGCCGACAGGACGCAGACAGCTTTCAAAAGCCTTGACGATTGCAATCCCGTTTCCGCTGATTTTCATCAGTTCAGCCTTTCAATGGTAACGGGCGCAACGCCACGCGCGGTCAAACCAATGGCGCGAGCAGCACCTAGCGAAAGATCAATCGTCCGGCCCTTAATGAAGGGGCCGCGATCTGTGATTCGCACAACAACCGATCGGCCCTGATAGGTCACTCGCAACATGGTTCCGAATGGGAGCGTTCGATGCGCCGCCGTCATGCCAAGCGGGTTGAATCGTTCCCCGTTCGCGGTTTTCGTGCCGGTCCAATAATAGCTGGCAACATCAGCATGCGCCGCAACGGTTGCGGAGAATAGCGCGGCAATCACCGCAAGAGCGCGCACCATTACAGATACCACGCGGTAGCAATGAGCGATGCCAGCCAGAGCGCAAGCGCTGCTTTTGGGTAATTACGGGTAAAGTTTACGGCAAACACAAACGGCACGTTTGCCAAAGTGAGAAAGGCTTTCAGTTTATCCATGATATGATTTCCTATCAGGTTCCTGTCGGGTACGGTGGGCGGACAGGAAGTGTATCACCGCCCCCGCGCACGATATTGCGCAGAGCGTCACAGTAGTCTTTCCAGTCCTGTGGCCAAGCAACCCCGGCCTTAAAACAGCGCAGGGCTACGGTATCGGAGGCGTCAAGCTCGATCCGGGCGCGCATTGTGGCGTCCTCGGCAACCGGATCCGGGTCCGGCGTTGCGATCTCGATAATCTCATATTCATCATCAGACCAGCCAACCGCAGCACCATCAACGCGGAGTTTTCCTTCAACCTCGATACGTCCCGGAATTTGCGTCCAAGACTGAACTGCCTCTTTCGTGCCTTTGTCGATCAGCGCATAGGTAATCATATCATCTCCATTCGTAGAACACTACCTCAGCCAGAAACACAGCGCTACCAGCAAAGGTTCCGGTTTGCTCGATCACAGCCCAAACATGCTCATAGGTGTTTGTGTCGGTGATGGTTATATCAGCTGCGGTCGTGGCGTTATTGGTGACGGCTGCCGTTCCCAAGGAAGTTCCATCTGAATGGGATGAAGGCGCGCTGCCAGTCTTGCCGCGAATGCGGATTGTATGGGTTTCGGTCGTGAATGAGTTAGACCAGTAAGTTGAACCCGTTCCGTTCGTCGGCGTCACAACCGCCCGCCCGTACTGCTTAGCGGATGAATATGTTTTCCCGACGTAAGCGCCGCTCGACACGCCAACGGGATATTTATAAGCCGCCGCTGTATATGCTTGGTTTGTGTTGCCGTCGAAAGCAGCGGCCAGTCCGCCATTGCCGGTTAAGTCGCCTATGTTTGTGCCGTCGCCTTGAGCAATCGCCACAAGCACCTTGCCGCCGGGCCGGAACATAGGAAATGGAAACGTCATTGCATCGCCTGAATGCTAAGATGCGAACCGGCATTGCCGACTGAGATAAACAACCTAAATTTATACGTGTTAGTTGTCGCATAAGTATCGCCGGAAACTTTCGTAAATCCACTTGTCGTTAATGCGCCAGCCGAACCATTGTTCGTATAATCAATGACCATTGTGCAGGTTGATCCCGGAGGGGCCAGCGTATGCGCCCCGCCATTCGTGGCATGTTGTATATTGCCGAGTGTCGGATCGGGCGTAAACGTTCCGCTCGACTTCGTACCGGCACTGTAGCTTGTCGCGGTGAATCCGCCGGTGAGATTCTGAGCGCCAGCCAAGATAGCAGCCGTGCCGCCGATAGATGAATCCGCCGTTAGTGTCAGTGCGCGGTTCGCGTCACCTGTGGTTAGCGTAAGCGTCCGGTCGGCGGTAAGATCAGAACCCGGCACCACAATCAAATCATGGGAGGCATTGGTGTCAAGCAGGTGCAACCCGGTATTGGGCAGCGTCAGCGTTCCGCCAGCAAGGACAAGGTCGCCTGACGTGTGCGTGACCGTCATGTTGCCGTTATTGAAGTTTATAACGCCGCCGGTTGCGAGGAACAGATCAGAAAATGCGTGCGTTCCATCACCTAGCGCGCCGCCATCATTCGATGCAGGCTTGATGAAGCCGGTCCCTGAAATGTCGTTCGTGGTATCAGCAACGCTAATGCCGGTTGCCTGCGAGCCGCGCCCGGTCCCGTCCGCTCTGATCAGAACATTGTCGGTAGCAAAGGCGGATGCTGCCTGCACAACATTCGCGGCCAAAACCCCGGAATCTGCCAAAGACGCGCCGGATGTATCAGCATATGACGCAAGCCCGCCAGTTGTAGACGATACAGGCCCCGCAACCTCGCCATCTAGCCCCTTGTTGCCAGTCACAAGCGGGATGAAGTACACAGGATCAGCGGCAGTCAAGGAAAGCGAACCGGAAACATAAGCAACGGTCAATTGCAGCCATGCCGTGTTATCGGTCACGGCGGAAATCGAGAACACCGCAGCGGTCCCGCCCGCTTCCTCACGCAAGACCAAATAGCCCTTCGTGGTGTTTGTGCTGTCATCCCACGTCGCGACATAATCGGACACATCAGAACCCGAACCCGTTGCGCTAACGGAAATGGCCGTCACGCTGGCGAGCGTGGCATGGTTCAGTCTGAAATCACCCGTTCCGGGATCGGCCATCGTGGTGGACGAATCGAACAGCCACTTGATGCCACTATCCGCACCGCGCGGGATGCCAAAATTGAAAATTGCGTCATTGGTATCGCCTGAATTGGTGACGGTTGGCGTCGCCCCAGCGGCCAGCGCGCTTGTGGTGCCAACATCAAGCGTTGCCGCCGCACCTTGCGGGCCGCGCACAAATGAAGCAGCCGAAATCGTTGCGCCAGAGTTGCGCCCAAACCTTAATGCCATTTGTCAGCCTCAGAATGCTATAGGGTTGTTACGGCAGGACACAATGCCAT